GCTGGAAAGTTGGATCGTTAAAGGATTTAACTGGGTTAATGTTAAGTGTTTTAAAGGGAATGAAGTGTTTCTTAGCGGGTCTTTATTTGACCAATTGTTTGTCGATGATAAACAGGACCATTTTTTAGTCGTTGAAAAGTCGGGAAAGTTAGTTTCTATGGGTATTTTATCGCAATGGAGTTCTCCCGATTCTGAACGGGTAGAATTCTCGTTGCGAGCACACCCACTATACGCCAAATGGCTAGCCTATGCAAAAACAGAAGTGGGGAATAGGCATCCGCTCAACAATGTAAAAAATGTTTATTTTGACGTTACTAATGACATGACTATTCGAGAGCTGGATTTTCCTACCGAATGGGTAAAAAACCCGCCAGAATCCCCGCCTATCTAGGCCTTCCCCCTCCAGGAAAGTTGCGTGGTTCGGGAATCGGTTTTGGTGGTGGCGGTGGCGGTTGGTTTGGCGTTTTGTTTTTTTGCATTATGAATTCCTCCTATATTCTTGCCGCCTTCGGGCGGCTTTTTTATTGAATACCTGATGACTTAACACCGCTCCACCAGGCATATTCAACCTTAACAGGGCCATCATCTTGCAGTCTGGTAGTATGAAGCTGCAGATAGATGGATTTCATTATCCCTTCATCGTCATAGCTCAAAACGGGAACAGGGGAGACTGTTCTGCCCGAATCGCCATTCGCTGAATCATAGATGTGCCACTCTTGGGTTGTGCCGTATTCAGAGAAATGCCTGACAAGACTGCGGCCTTCATGGTGGCGATCAGGGTGAAAATGGAGTTCTACGGAGACAGCTTGCTCATCACAAATCACAACGGTCATAAGGACGGGATCATCGTTGACGGTAAGCAGTGTGCCGGATGTAATTAGGGTAAAGTCTCCGGTGGTGACTTCGATCGAGATGTTCATGGGTCCTCCAATAGTCACCTTAAATCCGAAACTGTATCCCAAAAATCGTTTTCATGAATCAATAGGATGGGATGACCAGCTTTTCTCATAGTAACAGCTCTTTCGACCTTGCGACCATAACAGGAATATGCCCAGCATGGATTGCCGTCACTACCGACAACTAGGTATTTTGTTTCGTTAAGGAGATTGTTATGAAAGAGACCGCCTAAAGCAGTGACGACATCGGCAAACCCGGCGCGAGAGGTCTTGGCTGATTTCCCTGTAAAGCAAAATAGCTGTGATGTAATTAAAATTTCCGGGCAGGAGGCGCAGATCCCGCTCAAAGACATCTCTTTCTTGGTTTTTTCGATTTCGTTCCAGTCGATGTGCTTTGCCGCATTCTGGTCAACAAAATCACAAAAAAAAGCTTTTAAAAATAAGGTTTCTTCATTTGAAACTATGCCATCAGCTAAAATCGAACAGATGACGCTAGATATTTCCGTATATGGGTAAGCGCAGGCTAAGTGTTCGTTTTGTTCCATCCATTCACGCAGACCGATCAGCTCGTTTTTAGTGATGACGTTGTCAGCTATTATTCCATGCAAAACCCCTTGAAGCCGCTGCAAATCAGAGGTAATTGTATTGTAGTATATATTGTCGGTTTTAAACTGATTGCATAGCCAGAGGATATCTTGCGCTTCATCTTGATCGATATGCTTATCTTCAATGGCTGCTTCAACAGCGGGAATTATTTCAGAAAGCGGGTGAGTGTCGGCCATGTGGCTATGGCAGTTGAACCACTCGATCAGTTCGGATACTTCCAGATTGTTGACTGATTTATCGATAGCAATGCCTTTCATAATACCTTCCAAGGAATGTAGCGTTTTATCTATTTCCGCTTTGCGCATGTATTTTCGATATGATCCGGCATCGCATTGCCGAAGATAAGCTGAATACTGAGGGTTGGTTTCAGAGAGTGGAGGGGACGTTTTGTAATTGGTGGCGCGACAAACATGGTTTTCATTCATGGGGAATCCGCAATCTGGACATTTCATTGTTATCCCTCCAATATTGTTGTGTTATCAAAACTGCAAAAAAAGACACGGCACCAATATGGCTGCCGTGTCTTTTATATCCGTGGTGGATTGGTTGAACGTCATAGCTGGCACCTCCGGTTGTAGGTGGTACAGATTTCCAAGGGAAGGGACGGTTTGGCCCGCCCCTTTGAGATACCCCGCTTGCACCATAGCAAGACCTGTTGTATAATGAAATCACCAAGAGAGCTTTCTGAAGGCGGAACAGGCAGCCGCCGCTACGGCGTAAGCCGGTGGGAGATACTGGGGTGCCATCCAGTCTAAAGCTCTTAGGCCAAGGACTCCTATGAGGACGGAACTGGCAGCCGTCGCCCCCGAAAGGGTTAGGAGATGCGGGAAGGTCGTCCCGCCGGGAGTTCGAATACAACGCCTCAGCTCAAACGAGCTGGGGCTTTTGTTTTGCAATCGATCAGTTTGCCGCTGGCGGCGTATAACTGCAGCTTTTCTTCGGTTATTTTGAACAGTGTGCGAGCAAATAGTTTGTTGCCGCCGGATGCGCGGACGCCGACATGAATGATTTCGGAAACCCTTTTGATATAACGAATCGAACCATCGCCGGGATTGATCGTGACGTAATCCGGCGATGCAATAATTTCTTCAATCATAAAACCGAAAGCGGTATAGTCTTCAGGGTGGCTATCCTGCATGTGGCGAACATTTCCGTCGCCAATCATGATTGGGGTCCCGGCAGGCAAGTTAAGTTTCAGCATGTCGATGACTTCTTGGGCCAGTTGACCGATTCGGCGGTTGTTCATTAATTCAATCCTTAAACACAGCCGCCTTCGGGCGGTTTTTTTATTTCATACAATGGAAACAATATCCAACTAATACTTTCTGACCGTTTGCTTCACTTTGCCGACGATTTTTACATTGTTGGCTTTTTCTGTGCGATTGTAGCTAGGATTGGTGGCTTGCAGAAAAACTTCACCGTTCTTGGGAAAAACTCGTTTAATTGTTCCTTCTTCGCCGTCAACAATTACCACGGCAAGTTCGCCATATTCAACTTCCGGCTGCTCGCGTACCAAGGCAAGATCGCCAGGCATGATTTCTGGCGACATCGATTCTCCTTTTACGCGCAAGTAAAAATAACGGCTACCATTAGGAACGGCGTCTTTATCGACCGTTGCGTAGCCGAGAGGCTCTTCAAAGGCTATTCCGCCAGGGCCCGCTCGGACAACTCCGATAATCGGCAAGTAAAGTTGTTCAGGGACTTTCCAGACCTCGCCGATTGAATCAGAAGTGATGGGGGCGGTTGGGAAAACAAGCCCACTGGTGTCGCCAATAAACTCGCCTGTGAGGCCGGCAGGGGTAACGGGGCGTTCGGGAACGAGTTGGTCGGTGGGGGAGGCGACGCGACCGAGAAGGTAGTCGGTGGTGACGCCAAAATAGTCGGCGAGCTTTGAAAGGATGGTCGGATGAGGAATTCGTCCATTTTCCCATTGAGATACAGCGGATTTGTTCATCCCAAATAGGTCCGCAACGTCGTCTTGCCGCAAATTCCTTGATTCTCGCAAGTTGCGTAATCGTGAACCGAAAACCACGGTAACATCTAAACCCACACGAATCCCTCCTTCTGCCCATAATGATAATTTACATATTGTGAACAGTCTACTAAGTTTCCAAAACAAGAACTTTATTAAAAAAACAACTTGACTGTTAACGATCTGTGAACTATCATATAGTTAACGAAACGTGAACACGAAGGTGGGATGAAAAAATGACGGTGTTTGAAAAAATAAGAACCGAAAGAAAGATAGATCATAAAACAATGGTTGAAGCTCTTGGCATTTCTAAGGCCTATTATTCAATGCTTAGGAGCGGTGATAGGCCAATATCAAAGGTGATTGCAGATAGGATGAACTCCGTTTTTGGCGTTCCATATGAGGTTTCATTTTGCCTTACAGTTCACAAAACGGAAACCGTAGGCTGTGGCGGAGAGAAGAAAAAGGGTGATTGATCATGAGTAACTTAACACTGGTTAAATCCGAAGACTTCCACGGCGTGCAATGCGACTTTTGGAAAAGCGACAAAACTGACAACTACTTTATGACCATCGAACAATTGGCAGGGGCCTTGAACTATTCAGGCCGAGACGGCATCGAAAAAATGATCGATCGCCATTCCTATCTTAAGGAACCAGAGTTTTCAGGTACTGACAAATTGTCGGCTACTGACGGAAAAGCTTATAACACAAGGCTTTTCACCGAGGACGGCATTTACGAAGTGACAATGCTTTCAAAGACTGACCGTGCCAAAGAATTCCGCGCCAAAGTCCGCGTCGTACTGAAACAACTCCGGCAGGGAACCTTGAAAGCGTTCAAGCAGGTTGACCCACGAGTGATCGAAGCCAGAGAGAAGAACGCGCAGGCCCGGCTGATGAACGCCCGGCGCAAAGATGCAGAGTTCCTCATTTCACAGTCTGGAAGACTTGGGCCGCAAGCGGCAGAGCTGGTAACGATCAACGCCATTGAAATGATTGCAGGGAGAAGTTTCCTGCCGCGCCCGAAGACGGATAAAACATACACTGCTGGCGATCTTGCCGCTGAAGCCGGAATATCGGCAAACATGATCGGGCGCATCGCCACAAAGAACAATCTAAAAACCGAAGAGAATGGCTGCCTGTTTCTTGATAAATCGCCGAATAGCGTCAAGCAGGTTGAGTCGTTTCGGTACAACGAGAAAGGGCGGCTGGCGGTGCTGGATGCGGTGAAAACAGATGGGAATCAATGATCAAACAAATTGAATCGCGATAACCGTTCGACGGTGGCGCAGCCTAGCAGCAACAAACCAAGAAAGGCGGGGTAGAAATGGAAAAAATTAAAACGGCTCTTGATGATGTAATCGTGAGTTTTGCAGAAACGGTTTCTGCAAAGGCAAAGAAAGAAGAGTGCTCCTATTTATTAGTTGATTCAGTCAGGGTTCTTGGGGGGATCGTTACTATTCGGAGAAGGATCGACCAGCCTGAGTTAGCGCCTTCCCCAAGCGTGAATATCTGTGGGCCCCTCGGCCGTTCCGTCGAGTGAGTCCCATGGATAATGCCCGGTAACGTGTCTGTCCACATCATCGGCTGCTGCCGCAGGCGAATGATAGGAGCCAAGCGCCTCGTCACCAATGCCAAGAATGTGGAAACCGTCTAATCTGGGCTTGATCCAGAAAGTACCAACAGGGCTATTGTAGTAAAACAATGGACCTCCTCTGGAGCACTCTTCCACCGAATGACTTCAACAATATACAAAGTTTTCCTGCAGGTATAAACCGAGAAAGGCGGGGTAGGGGAATGATAGAGGTTAAAGTTGTTTTTGAACCGCGATCAGATGCTGAATCCCAAATGTATCGGGAATTGGTTGAAAAATATGGTCAGGATAACGTGAACCGGGCAGTGTTTTTTAGTGAATTCGTTGGAGTGAAAAGACTGGCGTATATTAAAGCCCTTTTATTGTCAGGTCGTCTGGGTCAAACAGGAATAATGGAAAAAAGGAGGTGCCACATGAACTGCGACGAGTGCTTAAAACAAAAACTAAGAGCAATGATGGAAGCCAAAATCAAACAGGTTACTGACCAACCGTCAACGGCATCAGGGCAAGAACTGCTTAACATCATAGAATGCGCCCGGATATTTGTTCAACTACCTAAGAGTTAGCGTTTTTTGCTGATTGCCCCATAAACACCAGCGTAGACAGATTCATAAGCCGCTGCTACGGCTTTCCCGCTAAATGCTGGTGTTTCCAAGTCGTTTTCGTTAGATACGGCGTAGAAAGTAAAAGCCCCTTTTTCGATCATGGCGACAACGATGTCTTTGGTAATTTCCTCAATGGACATTTTCCCACTCCTTTTGTCCGGGCGCATTACCAACTTCCACAAAATAGAGTCGATTCCTGCAATTGGAGGGATGACAATGGAACTTACAATCGCAGACTTCATATCGGCAGCAGATAAGTTTGCTGAGTCCGACGGTGAGTCTCCGGATCAAGGAGGAATAATATGAGCATTGGCACGTTCGGCCCGCTGACGTTTGAGACATCGGAAAAGCGCACCCGGACCTTTGACGCATTCAAGCGGAAAACCGGGGCAAAATTTGAAGAGCATGCAATCATCGGCCTCAAGCCTAAACTGGAATTCACTGCCCCCGGCATGGACGATATATCGTTTCAGGTCGTTTTTTCTGCATATCTAGGGTTGAATCCGGCTAAAGAAATCAACAGTCTGCGCGAGATCATTCAGAAAGGCGAATACCATCCGCTGATTATCGGCGGTAAAACGCTTGGAAAATTCGTGATCGAATCCATGTCTGAGGCGTGGAACCATGTAGACAACAAAGGCAATTTGCTCGATGCAGCAGTTGACATCAGCCTGAAAGAATACATCGAATCGGCTAATAAGTCAGGGGCAGTATCCACTGTGTCGGCGGCAGCTACGGCAGCAAAAGCGAGCGCTCTGGCGTCAAAAATAACATCACAGGCCAAAGGGATCGGGCTCAGCCCGGCGGCGATATCCGGCCTTGCCAAAACAGCCATCGCGGCGATCAAAGACCCAGTGTCGGCCCTTTCCGGTGTGAGCGGCATCCTAGGCAACATCAAGGGGCTGCAAAAAGTGTCGAACTATCTTGGCGCGGTCAAAAACAAGGATTACTCCGGCGCCGTCAGCTCTATCATGGGCGGCAAGTCCGAATCCTATCAACTGCTGGGGCTGAATGTCCGCGACATCGTAGCGCTGGCCAAGGCTGATCCGCAGACGGCAATCACCACGATATTGACCAAGGTTTCAACCGGGGGCGAACCCGCGTATACCGCTGCCAAGGACTTGTTTGGCGATCAGGCGGCAGCGCCGGCCATGCTGCTATCGAAGTGGGTCGATGAACTGACGCAGGCGTTTAAGGGGGGATGAACATGGCATTGCCGGAAATTAGCTTTGTCGAAACGGATACGGGGAATATTGAATCGGCTGTCATTACAATGTATGAGGCGCTGGCTGGCCGGACGCTCGCCCAGGGCGACCCGATCCGGCTGTTTTTATTGTCGTTGGCGGCAATCGTCGTGCAGCAGCGGGTGCTGATCGACTACAGCGCAAAAATGAATCTTCTCGCTTATGCTGAAGGGGATTACCTGGACCATCTTGGGGCGTTGGTCGGCGTGCCGAGGCTGATGGATTCTGCAGCTAGAACAACTCTGCGGTTTGTTTTGTCGGCAATTCTGGCCCAAGCTGTGACTATCCCTGTGGGCACGCGTGCGACTACCCAGAGCGGCGTTATGTTTGCCACGACTGCGGCGGCTGAAGTTGCAGCTGGAAGTCTGACGGTGGACGTGAAGGCGGTCTGTACTTCGACCGGGGCGGCTGGTAATGGATATGTTCCCGGACAAATCAGTCAGTTTGTTGACGTCATTGCCTACGTCGCATCGGTGGCCAATACCACGAAATCCGAGGGCGGCGCAGATATCGAATCTGACGACCGCTTGCGCGAAAGAATTCAGGAAGCTCCTGAAAAATTTTCAACGGCTGGACCGGATGGAGCATATAAATCGTATGCTAAAAGCGCATCGGTACTGATTCTTGACGTTTCGGTAAGGAGTCCGTCCCCTGGTGCGGTAGAAATACGCCCGCTGCTTACAGGTGGTGAAATTCCGGGGACGGAAATGCTGCAACTTGTAGCCGATGTGTGCAACCCGACAGATATTCGTCCACTAACTGACAATCTGGCAGTTATGGCTCCTGATGCGGTCAGCTACGATGTCAACTTGAATTATTACATCAACCGATCCGACGCGACATCAAGCGTGGCCATTGAAGAGGCTGTCATAAAGGCGGTCAATAATTACGTGCTTTGGCAAAAATCAAAGTTGGGCCGAGATATCAATCCTGCAGAATTAACTCACCAAATACGGGCAGCTGGGGCTAGCCGGATAGAGGTGACCAGCCCAGTTTATACGGTGCTGCAGTCGTACCAGGTGGCGACCGCCGACAATGTGGCCGTCACGTTTGGGGGGCTGATCGATGGCTGATCTCTCAAACACTAAACTGGTTGATCTGCTGCCGGCCAGCATCAGCGGCGATGCGAACGTGATTGCCGCTGCCAGCGCCATCGATGGCGAATTGCAGAAAGTCACGGCGCTGATTCCCGAAACGGTCCTGATCGCCCGGATCGACGTGCTGCCGGAGAAGGTTCTGGATCTTCTCGCCTGGCAATGGCACGTCGACTTTTATGAGCCGGTGGGATTCTCAATCGAGAAAAAGCGGGCCGTGATCAAAAACAGCATTGCCTGGCACAGGAAAAAAGGCACGCCCTGGGCGGTGGCGCAGGTGGTATCGGCGACGTTTGACACGGCTGATATTCAGGAATGGTTCACTTATGGCGGTGATCCGTATCATTTCCGGATCAAGACAATCGATAACCTGCCGAACGGCGAAGCCTATACGCTGCTGAAACGGGCGATCGATACGGCCAAGAATACCCGCAGTTGGCTCGACAAAATCACGATTCAGCATGAAGTGACGTTTAACGGCGGGACGGGAATCCGGCTTGGATTTTTGACAGGGATGGGCGGCAAACAGACTATCGGTCTGCCAGTACCGACTGGCGGAACTATGCAGAAAGTTATCGGCTTTGCCCGGCGCTGGGGCGGACTCGAACGAATCGGTTTGTCCGTGCCGACAGGTGCGCCGGTGAAACTGTTTGTCGGGGCGCTAATACGGCGCGGCGGAAAAATAACAATCGGGAGGAGTGCATAAGATGGGACAGTATAACGGCATGACCCTGACCACTGCAGGGCTGCAACTCGAAGCCAAGGCGCAGACAGGGACGCAGCTGGAGTTTACCCGTGTAGCGCTCGGCGACGGGGAGCTGGCGGAAGGGCAGAGCCTTGCAGCGCTTACAGGGTTGATCCACTGGAAAATGGACCTGCCAATTACCTCACTCGCAGTGATCGGGACAGGAACGGCGCGCATGACCGTCGTGCTGCAAAACGAGGCATTGGAAACCGGATTCTTTGCCCGCGAGATGGGAGTATTTGCGACCGATCCGGACGCGGGGGAGATTCTCTATGCGGTGGCTAACGCCGGTGCGAGCTGCGACTATATTCCGGCCGGTGGCGGGGCGGACATCGTGGAACTAGTGATGGAAGTCGTGACGGTCGTTGGCCAGGCATCCAATGTAACAGCAAGCCTCAACTCGTCACTGCTATTTGCGACGCAGTCAGAGCTGAACAATCATATCAACAGCGAAAACCCGCATCCGAACTTTCTGCAGTGGGGTGCGGCGGTCACTAGCTGCAGCGACGTGATCGTCCGGCAGGCGGCATCGCCGAAAACAATCCGGCCGATGAATTTCGACACGTTCAAAGCGGCCATTCTCGGCGGCGACGGGACCGACATCCTCATCCTGCGCGGACGGGTCAACCAGACCGAACGCGAACTGGCAAACATCGCTCTCAGGCTGGAGGCGGAAGGAATCTATCCGGATTACAACGCCCTGATTGCCGAGGACTTCACCGATCCGGACCTGGTCGACCAGTTTGCCTGCGCGATCACATCGATCGTTGCCGGCGACGATTCGGTTGATGTCGAGACACTGGTCGGCATCGTGCCGGGAGCCTGGTACACCATTTCAGATGGGGTTTACCAGGAGCGCTGCCAAATCAAATCGGTAGTCAAAAACGGTAGCACGTACCGGCTGATCATGCAAGATGAAATCCAGTATACATACGTGTCCGGGCAAACAAACCTGTACCGATCAACCGCCGAAATCCAGACTGCAGCCGGACTTGCCGAAGGCGCCGGCGATCGCAAAATGGCGCTATGGACTCCGGCATTGGTCTGGACCGGCACCAATGCCAACACCACAACCGCCGTGCCGCTGGTGACCACCACGGCCAATGCGGCGGCGTTTACTGCGAGTGGAGACATCGGGTACACGGCGGACGGAATGGTCACGCTGGTTTAAAAAGGAGGTTTTGAGATTATGGCTTATAAAATGAGCGACGTTGGTAGCTGGGGCACCGGTGCCCTGGGCGACATCACAAATCCAGCGGGGCAAGTCAACAGCTACGCCAATGTGACAGCGATCTCGACCAATACGGTCACAATCGGCACTCCCAGCAATGGCATCTATGAGACGTTTGCCGTCGGCAAAGAGATTCTGCTGCACGTGTCGGCAATCACCAGCGGCACCGACTATCAGTACCTGGGCAAATACATGGTGGCAACGATCACTGCTGTGGCCGGATCTGTGCTGACGTTATCCAAAGATGTTTCGGGGCTCATTGCGAGCGGCGTGCTGGCCAATCATCATGTGCAGGCGATTACGGTCGCGCAGTTCGATACGCTGACTTTGACATCAACAATCGCGCCGCTCGCATACAACGCGACCAACAAATACGGCGGTATCATCGCTCTGAAATACAAAACCGCACTGAATCTCTCTGGCAGCG